AAATTGATTTTTAAATCATCTGGATGATCTACTTCACCTAATACTGAATAGCCTTCGCTAATTTGTTGATTTAGTGTGCTAACCGCTGACTCAATTTCAGATACGGGGTAAATGCGCTCATTGGCATTTTTAACCCCGCCCTGAATGAAAATACCCTTCATATAAAGGGATTTTTTGTCTCCATCTTCCTTGACAGATTCGACCACCATACTAGCGCGGTCGAATGTCAAGTGTTCTTTTAGATACAAAGCCATGGTCTAATAGAATTCTTATTTACGCTTGCGTGATTCAGCTACTGGGCTTTTGGTATTAGTACCAGCAGCTTGTGTTGTTGTTGGCTTAGGTGCAGCGGTTAAATCTTGTTTTCTTTGTGCTGGGACGTTTTTAAATGATCCTGCACCTTTAACAGATGTTTCACCTTTTGCAGCATATCCTGTTGGGCCTTTTGGACCAGTTGGAACTGCTTCGTTATTGCTTGAAAATCTTACTGGGCGACTTGCCATTCCAGCTTGTCCTGAATTGTCAGCATATGTGCTTCTTGGTTGTGAACCATTGTCACCGCCAATCTTTGAGCCATATAGACCTTTCATTTGCTGAAGTTGAATAGCTTCCATCATTGCCATGTCATCTTCGCTCATATCTTCATCGTTGCCCATGTCTTCATCTTCGCTCATATCTTCATCGTTGCCCATGTCTTCATCGTCGCCCATGTCTCCGTCCATGTCGTCATCACCCATGTGCTCTTCGCCTTCTTCGCCGGCCATGATTTCTTCGAACTCAGCCATTAGTTGGTCTAGTTTATCTTCTAGATCAACTACACGGTCTTCTAGGTCTTCAGATTCTTCGTCGCCGCCTTCGTCATCCAAATCGATGTCCATCATTTCATCTTCACCGTCGTCTGAGTCATCGAATTCTAGTTCTTCCTCTTCTTCGTACATGCCTTCTTCTTCGACGCCGATTTCATCCATCATTTGACCAACTTGACCACCGAATTTTTTACCTTCGTCTGCCATGCCGTCGTCCATCATTGATTCATAGATTTCGCGTGATTTCTCAACTACGATATCATGGAATAACGCACGAGCTTGTTCTTCATTTTCATTGATGATTAGATCAATAAGTTTTTCAAATTTTCTGTTATCCATTATAAATTTCTCCTAATAGAAATGGCTTTGTATGAGATATTTAGCGTGTAGTTAAAAAAACAACGCAATAAGTGCTATTTTTTAACTTTTATGGCAAAAACTACCTTACAACCGGTAGTTTTTTATTGATTTTTAAAGTGAGGGAGCGGCGCCTTCGGCTGCTGCTGCACCATACTGTTGATGGATTTTTTTAAGGTATTTTACTTTTTCATAATTACGAACATCAGTCATCTTTCGTAGTTTACGAATCTGTTTGAGAGTTAGTTTAGTCTTGCGGCTTTCTTTCCATTTTGGACTGCTGTGGTCAGAAGCCACATCTTGGTATCCGGGAATCGCAGCGTTGAACATTTCTAATAGTCGCATTTTTTATGTCCTATACTTTATTTATCAATAGTTTTAATAAATAAGTGTAGTTCGCGGAATTGGCGTTCCCAACTACTCTATGATTGAAAAGGAATCACAGCATGACTATTTATTATCTATGCGTAAAGACCCATACTATTACAGGGTTGAAATATCTTTGCCAAACTAAATCAAAAACCCCAGAAAAATATTTAGGGTCAGGGATTTATTGGAAAAAACATCTTAAAATTCATGGACCTACTATAACAACCTGTATAGTAAAAGAATGTTATTCTAAAAAAGAATTGACTTATTGGGGAGAATTTTACAGCGATTTATGGGATGTAGTTAACCGTAAAGATTGGGCAAATTTAATACCTGAAGTAGGGTCGGGTGGTAGGACTACTTGGGGTGCTACTCACTGTATGAAAAGACCTGAAATAGTTGCTAAAGTATCAGGTCAATATCATTATACAAAAAAGAAAGGGTATGATCCAAAAAATCACCCAATGAGAGGATACGATCATACAGGTTCTAGAAATCCTAGGTATGATCCCACAATATATTCATTTATTAACATATTAACGGGTGCTATAGAGCAAACCACCCGATACGAATTAGCCAAAAAATATAACCTAAATTTAGGTAATCTTAGCAAAGTCTTCAGTGGAAAATATAAACATTGCGGTGGTTGGAAATTAGCATCTAATATGTAAGCTTATATTGCGCCGGCAGGAGTTCCAGCGCCACTAGCAGCAGCATCAGGTGAACCAGGAGTTGGAGTAGTTACTGGAGCAATAATCTCAGGTGCTTCACCCTCAGGTTGCTCGGCTGCTTCAGCTTCTTCCCCAGTATCAATATCACTTTGAATATCACCTGAACTAATACCAATACTTCGTAGATCGTTGCCTTTAGGTTCAACATCCATCTCTTTATCATTCTCTTCACGCCACATTTTTTCGTTTTTGTTGATTTCTTCTTCGGTTAATCCCAAGAATCTTTCTAGTGCAAATCGCTTGCTTATATAGGGATATTGTTCTATTGATGCAAATGTAGATACTCTAGCAGTATCCATTTCTGCTTGACGATAACTTGCAAAGTTTTGTGGTGGATTAAATTCTAGTGCGAATAAACCAGAATCAATATTTAGGCCACGCCATCTTAAAAATAGTTTAAACTCATCATCTAGCTTTCTACAAATATATCCCTGCAATCTTTCACAGTATTGGTTGAATCTAAACTCTTGAATCATGGCAGTACCAACTCTACCATCACTAAGTGGAGTGGCATTATCGTCAGGGCCAGTTGGCAAATATGAACTTGGTACTCGTAATCCACGAGCTAATCTGTTATTAAAGTAACGCAAGTCATCAATCTCACCCAAATTCTGACCACCGGGTAACATTTCTACAGTACTTCCTCTACCATCTGCTGTAACTGGGAAGAAATAATCTTCATTCATACTCAGTGGATTATAGGTAGCATCAACTATCGCTTGACCACCCTGTATGCTTGGAATCCTACGCTGATGTATTTCATTTTTAACACGATCAACGAATGCCATGGCCATGTGTGATGGCATATTACCAACGTCAATTTTGAACACTCTACGCTCAGGTGCTCGCTGCACTCGATAAATTAAGATTGCATCTTCTAGTAATTCTTTTTGTTTATAAACTTTAAAGACATTTTCTAGTATAGACTGACCAAAAGGCCAAAAACGATCTAGTCCCTCAGTTAAACTTAGATGAATCACATGTTTAGAATCAATAGCAGATTCATTAAATCCCAATGAAAATCTACTACCTGTAGTATTATATGGCATAGCAGGTACGGTATAACCACCACTTCCACCCCCACCGCCTGTACCTCCCATACCAGTTGCTGGATTAGCAGCAAAGTCTGTATTTGTTTTTTGAGCTACAGTTAAATTTTCTAAGTTAATGTTGATGTCTTTGATAACATACTGTTCAGGTTTTTTACCCTCACTTTCATTAACAATCACTTTAATAACTTTGGTCATGTCTACCCAAAATAGCTTAAAGTTTTCCGGATCTCTAACAAATACTTGATCACCATATTTTACAGTGTTTCTAAATATTTTGAATATTCTAGTATCCATTTCATTCAATTTACACCATTGCTGTAACTGAGTTTTTAATAGTTCAATCTCATGTGGGGTAGGATCTTCTTTAAATTTTAGTGCAAATGGAGTTTGATTGTGTTCATTTTTTTGTGTACTAAACTCTGAAATGATATCTAAACATGCATTTATTTCAGCGTCTACATCCATCATTTCATATTGATTATAGCGTTCGATACGATTTGGGTGACCTGTATAAACTTCAGGTAATCTGCTACCATAGTTTTTATAACCAAATTCGTTGTTGTCCCATCCACCAGTGGGTGATCCATTTTGTCCTGGACTACCATTCCAAGCACCTTTATTGCTATTTCCGCCCGAAATAGGGCTCATAGTGCCTGTTGCGTTTATTCTAGTAAATCGTTTTTTGTAGGTCATAGAGTATTTAGCATTAGAATTAGGATTGTCTTAATATTTTCTGTTCTATAGCAACACCATCAGACAAATAACTAATCATAATGTCGCATTTTCTTACCATAGCTTCAATAATCTCATTTGACATTCCACTAGATCCAGTATTGGACATCATTGACATTACCTGACTTGGTGCAGAAGTTAGCATTTTAGCCAAAGTAGATGCTGGATCAAGGGGAGCTACTAGCTCATTACCGTGTAGTTCTACTGGGAAGCCTGAATCTGATCCTGAGAAAATACCACCTTCTCTAGCTTGTGGTATAGCACCCTGTCGCATAAGACTTACAATTTCAGGCCCTCTACTTTTAACTTGGGTATACCAAAGACTATCTTCTAATCCAGCTGCCGCTCCTTGTCCATCACCTGCTTCTATCCGTTTAGCGGTATTAGGAAATTTTCTATACCAATTTGGTCCCATATTAAATGTTAAGTCGACCAACGCTCCTTGTCCACCAGTATTAAATTTATTGAATCCGGGTATTATTTCTGCGGCGTGCCGATGTTCAACATAATCTTTTTCAAATAAAGACATAATTTCATCATTAGAAAAAGTCCTATTCCATGAATCAGGTAATGTTTTTCCATCTCCAATTAAATGCCCAATACCCACTGTCCATAAGTTTTGACTGTCTAGGTATGGTTTATTTCTAATTCCCTCATGTCTAATAATCATTTGTTTAATGTCAGCTTCGCTATAATTTTTTGAAGTACTGCTGAGTGTTGGCGTTGGCGTTGGCTTTGCTGGGGTAGCTACTGGAGGTGGCGTTGCTACTGGTGGGGTAGCTACTGGAGGTGGTGTTGCTACTGGTGGTGTAGGTGAAGGTGCAGTGGGAGTTGATACTGGTGTTGGGGCAGGTGCAGTGGGAGTTGATACTGGTGGTGTTGCTACTGGTGTTGGGGCAGGTGCAGTGGGTTTATTAGATTTCACTGGGGTAGGATCTGTTGC